GAGGGGCCCAGCACTATCGATTGGAACACCTCGCCCAACCCACGGCCGTCAGCCCGACAGGGGGTTGCCGTCACGCCCAGCACGCGTGTTGCGGTCTGGTGAGCCAACACCTGCCGCCAGGTGCCGGCCGTCGCGTGGTGGGCCTCATCGATGATGATGAGATCAAACCAGTCGGGCGGGATCCGGCCCAGCCTGCGGGCGATCGTCTGGACTGACGCCACCTGAACCGGCAACGTCAGAGCCAACGGCTGCCCCGCCTGGATCAGACCATGCTCAACGCCCATGGCGGCCAGCGACCGGCTGGCCTGCCGCAACAGCTCGACCCGATGAACCAGAATCAGCACCCGCCGGCCGCGATTGGCTGCCGATTGGGTGATATAGCTGAACAGGACCGTTTTACCGCCGCCAGTCGGCAGCACATAGAGCACCCTGGTGTTGCCCCGGCTGCCAAAATGCGCTTTGATTTGGCTAATCCCTAGCTGCTGATGGGGGCGCAGAGTGATAGCCATCAGTCCCCCAGACTGGCTAGGAAAGCATGAACCACCTCGGCCGCAGGACCGGCCAGTTGGCGGGCAGCCTCCCGCGCTTCGGACAGCGTGGGGGCTGGAGGGTGGATGTTGTTGGCTAGTTCAGACAAGCCGCCGGGGGCGCCATCGCTGGTTAGCCGGATGGCCAGCCTCAGCAGTTGCGCCAAGTCGTGCCGGCTCATTCCAGACGCGTCCCAGAGGGCCGCGGCCTGGGGGGTGAGATTGGGAAGGGTTTGCACGGGAAGAGGGTGATGGGTGGGATTGCTGGAAAAATGCACAACTATTTAGGGCTGTTTTATGACAATATAATTACTAGAGCCTTTTCGTTCGTTTTTAATAACTCCTTTCAATTTGTACGAAGCGATGGCGCTGGATAGAACTGTTCTCCAATATGGACCCATTGCATTATTGCGACCGCCAGTAGACACTAGAACAAAATCTTTTTCTTTGAATTGATAGCCGGAGTCATGTTCTAGCCACACTGCAATTGCGGAAAATGAAACGTGTGAATGATCCCTAAGGTAAGGAGCAATGGCCAGCTTTATTTCTCTTAATGTCGATTGCTTGGAATAGTTTGCGGCAGCAATTTCTAGCTGAGAAAGCCTGGGACTAACATCTATTATTTTTTCTGGCGCGTTTTCGCTGGCAAGCCTATGTATCTCTTTCAAAAAATGCCTTGCTTTTTCTAGCTCGCCCTGATTGCTGGCGTCAATGGCCCATTGGGCCAATGTTTGGATGTTCATGGCATGAATGGCTGCGCGGGCACCGTCGGCCCGCTGTGCCCCGCCACTGTAATCACTAGCGAGCGTTAGCGCAAGCGGTAGAGTGCAGCAGACCTCACCGCAACGCATGGCAACTCGACAGCCCACCCAGCGCCGCCGAACCCTCACGATCACCATGGACCTCCCGCCAGAGCTGGTCCAACGCATCGATGCCATCGCCGAGCGCGACCTGCTCACCCGCTCCGCCACCTGCCGCCGCCTCCTGGCTCAGGCCGTTCGCAATCAGGGCGGCGAGGGCTGAGCTGTGCCCCTGCCCGAACAGACTCTGCTGACGAAATGGGGGCGCCTCACCGGTGCCCAATGGCTGGCCGCCAGACAGCGCGAGGCACTGGATGAATGGTGGTCGCCACAACTCGATGCCTACTTGGCCGACAACTGGCCCACCCCTGAGCAGATCCAGGCGAATCAACGCCATTGGGCGCAGCAGAAACGCGCCGAGCGTCGCCGCACAGCCACCGCTCAGGCCATCGCATCAGTTGCCCTCGCCGATCGCTCACGCTCACGAGCACCCGCCCCGCCGCAGCAGCTCGCCATCCTGTGACGCCACCCCGAATCCAAGACCTCGCCGCCGGACAGTGGCCCGACTTGCTGATGGCGCTCGCCGGCGTCTCGCCCACGCAGCTAACCAACCGTCACCAGCCCTGCCCCAACTGCGGCGGCACCGATCGCTACCGCTGGGACAACGACGACGGCCCCGGCGGTTGGTTTTGCTCGCACTGCGGTGGCCGCAATCATCAGGGCGGCGGCGGGACCGGCATGGATCTGCTCCTGCGCCTCACCGGCTGGACATTCCCTGACGCCTGCCGTCGCATCGAGGCCCACCTCGGCCTAGCCCAGACCGGCCCTGCTCCCTCTCGCAAGCGCGCCAGCTCCCCTCCACCGCCGTCCCGCCGGCAGTCGCCTGAGCGGACTGCCTGGGAGCTGCTGTCCTGCGCTGATGCCCTCGCCGAGGACGATCAGGTATTCAGCCCAGCCAAGGCCAAGGGGCGGCATTACACCAGCGCCTGGCGCGCCTTTCAGCAGGCCAACCCCGACGCCGCAGACGCCGCCGCCTATGAGCACTCCACCGCTCAGGGCATCGATGCCCCACCGCCTGGCATCGAGCCGCCTGAACCCCTTCCGCTCACCCTGGATGAGGTGCGGGAACAATTCCGCCAGGCCGTCTCAGATGGCGCATCCCGCCAGGACCTAGAGGCTGAACGCATCCGCCTCGCCGCTGCCAGCGACATCTCGGCCGCCACCCTTCGGGATCTGCTGGCCTCCGTCCAACGGGAGGTTGAATCCACCCTCCAGGTGCAGCGCGAGGCCCGCCGCCTCGCTGATCGCGTCACCTGCTCCGACAGTGCATCAGCCATCCGCCTGGCGGATTTGCTCCCGCCGCTCATTGCTGATGCCCTCCAGACCCGCACCCGCTACCTGCCCTCCGATGACCTCGCCGCCACCATGGCGTTCCTGGTCACCATTTCCGGCGTGGTCAAACTGGGAACCGAACTTATCGCCAGCAAGGCCGCAGATTATCGCGTTCCGCTTAATATCTATTCCGCCTTAGTTGCTCGCTCAGGTGCTAAAAAATCACCCCTCAGCAAGCTCTTAGTCACCAAGCCAACCGAGCCGATCCGGCTTGATCTAGCACGCCAACATTCCCGCGCCATGCAGGAATGGGTCGAATCCAACCGTGGCGTCAAGCCCGCCGATCGTCCCGAACCGCCTCGGCCTGCCTACGTCGCTATCTCGGATTTCACCGCCGAGGCCCTTACTCAGCAGCTGCAGGTCCAGGAGGATCGCGGCCTGGGCCTGCTGATCAACCGCGATGAACTCGCCGCATTGTTCGGCAACCTCAATCAATACCGCTCCGGTCGTGGGTCCGACTCTGAGCAGCTGCTGGAGGCATACGACGGTGCCGGCTTCCGGTCGCTGCGTGTTGCAGCCACAGGTGGTGGCCGGGCCTACAACCGCTGTCAGCTCTCGATCTGGGGCACGATCCAGCCTGCGGTCCTAGAGGCCCTCATTGCCGATGGCGATGCCGCTGGCCTATGGGCGCGGTTCACGTTCATTCCCCTTCCTGAAGTGGTCGTGGCGCTTCCGCCTGAGGAATTGGAACACGAGGCCGCCCTGGCCGATGACGCGGCCGACCTTCTGGAGCAGGTCGTGGGCCACGTCTACCGCCTCCCCCGCGCCAGCCTCACCCTGGACCCTGATGCACGACGGGCGTTCATGGCCTACGAGGCCCGCTGTCAGGCGGAGGCCCTGAGCGCCACCATCCCGGCCCATGGCGCCCTGATCGGCAAGGCGGCCGGCAAGGTGTTACGCATCGCCGGACTGCTCCATCTGCTCTGGGCATTCGAGGCGGGCCTTCCCCACGGCAGCCCCATCAGCCAGGGCCAGATCGATCGCGCCATCCTTCTGGTCGATCACCTGAACGCCTGGACCCTCGGCCTGCACGAGGCCGCCGCCAGCGGGGAGGCGTCCGATCTGATGCGGTTGATCCATCGCATCTCCACCGCCAGCGGCGAGGCGATCACATGGCGCGATGTGGCACAGCGGCTCACCAGGAGACAGCGCATGGACATCGACAGCGCGATGTCATGTGCAGCAGTTGATGCGCTGTCCGCGATGGATCTGGGCATTGTGGAGCGCGGACCACGCGGGGCCTGGCGCTACAAGGCGTCTGGCGTGCTGCCCTGATCGTTATGTATCGCCGCGAACGTTGGCATGTTGGTCAATGTTGGTCGAATGTTGGCGGGGGGACCAACATTCAGATCCACTGCGCTGGAAGGCCTTTAAGAGAAAAGAAGTGAATGTTGGTCTTTTTTTGTCTTTCTGATTTTTCTTCTCTTTTTTTTGACATACATGCGCACATGGACGCACATGGACCCCGACCAACAGACCAACATGCCAACATTGGCCCATTTTTCCCCGAGATCCCTTCCAGCGCAGTTGATTTGAATGTTGGCGCACACCGACCAACATTTGCCCAACGACCAACATTCCCGCTTTCTTGCCGCCCATCTCGCCCTAACCTCAACCAGTCGGCGGCGTCGGCCCTCGGGGAGACCCTGGGCGCTGGGGCTGGGTCTGTGCCACTCAGCTGAAACCGGTCTGGAGGCCCGCCGATGGGCCGCTCCCTTCCTGGAGGGGGTGGCCCCCTGCCGGAAAATGCAATTTCCGCATCACTGACGCAATTCGCAACAATCTGCGCCACAGCGCCGCAGATCGCCGTACGCTCAGCAGGCCGGCGTCAGAACCCGGCGGCACTCCTATCCCTGGTCCACATGACCCAATCCACCTTCACTGACACCTGCCCTCCTGCGGGGGGGGGGGGGGCACTCGTAAGCGATAGCGGCCCCGGCACCGACCTCGCCTCTTTGCTCGCCCCCACCGCCTACGACCTGCTGCTGAACACCTCCAACCCATCCAGCGTCACCCGCCGCCTGGGCGATGCCGCCAGCTGGGTTGAGCAGGTCCGACTCACCCTGGACGACTGCGGCTTGGCCCCTGAGCACTACGCGGCCCTTCGTGGCCTCCAGTGCCAGATTCAGGCCCTCCAGTGCCAGGCGGAGGCCCTCGGCGCCCTCCTGGCGGGTCCTGAGCAATGACCCGCCCCGCTTGCGCTCCTGAGCGCCGCACGGCGCCACGCTTGGCCCATTGGGTTGGGTTCGTGGCCGGGCTGGCCTGGGCGCTCACAATCCTCGCCCCGATCATTGGCCCCGCCTATCGGGAACTGACCTGCAACCCTGCTATCACTACTGAGTGCTACCACCCATGACCCGTCGCACTGCTCATCTGGCCATGATTGAACGCGCCGCCCATGCGGTAGAGCGCGAGCGCCTCGGCGTCACCCCTCCACCTCCAACTGATCTGCAGGCCGCTCGGGTGGCTGAACGGACCAGACTGGAGGGCCTGATCTGGTACCACCTGGCCACGCTCGACGCCTGGGATGAATGCGGTGCCCGGGCGCTCCATCGCCTCCGTGAATCATTGCTAGCCCAGCCGTTCTGATGCGCAGCTATTGGGCCACGGTGCAACGTTCCCCAGGTCGTACCTATGAACTGAGGGTGACTGCCCGTGGCCCGTGGCACGCGTGGTGGCTTGCGCGTGTCCTGGCGTTTCCTCAACATGTCGTCATGGTTAGGGAGGCGATGAGTGCTGCAGGTCAAACTCACGGGGATGGAGGATTTGCTTAGGCAAGCCTCCTTTTTCGATCCCAAGGTTTTTCAAAAAGCATCACGCGACGGCATTGTTTATGCTGGCAAGTCAGTCCCGCCAGCTGCTGCTAAAAACATCTCAGCAAAATACAATATCCCATCAGCTCGTATCAAAGAAGATATTAGAATTAGCTCTTACTTGAAGGGTGATACGGTCGAGATATACTTTGCTAATCGCCCGCCTTCCGCTGGTCGCTTTGGTGCACGCGATGGCATGAAGCCCGGCAAGGGACTATCAATTCAGGTATTTCGCGGCGGCGCTCGTGTAGCCATCCCTCGCGGTTTTCTGCAGCGCGAAAAGGGCAGCTCACCTCCGGCCTTGCAGCGCCCCTACCGAGCCTGGCGGCGAAGGCCTGATTCCCGTCGGGTTGATTTCCTGTATGGCCCTTCTATCGGCCGGATCTACGGCGGCGCGTCCCGCTACGGCCATCTCATCCGCAGCAACATTGCCGCCCGAACCAACGACCAGTACGTCAAGGGAGTCGAGCGGTCGCTCAATGCCCAGAGCAGGGGCTACAGCCGCTGAAAACCCTTGCGCCGCAGTGGTTTTGGGTCCCTCTGGGGGGCCCAGGGCGCGGTGATGCCATGACCCCGATTTTTCTATTGAGAACGGTTCGCAATAATGCGACACCATGCCTGCTTGCCGCACGCCCCCCAACCCTGTCGCATTTCATTGTCACATTGTCACATTGTCACTAACTTGTGACAGGTGTGACAAACTTGCAGGTGCTGATCAGTGTTGATGATGCGAGAGCCGTCCTAGGGCTAAAGAGCCGAGGCAGCATTTACCGCAAGATCAACAGCAACGAGTTAGAAACAGTGCTGGGGCCTGATGGCAGCCCGCTGATCGAACGAGACCGGCTGGAGCAACGCTGGGCAGCGATCACTAGGAGCAAAGCCAGTTCGCCATCCCCTGAGCGCCGAGCAATTGTCTCCAGTGAGCGGAAAAAGCCGCCGCCGCCCCCGGAGGAACTGCCGGCCTACAACGACAGCCGCGCCCGAGCTGAGTTTGAGAAGGCCAACCTGTTGGAGCTGCAGCGCAAGGCCCAGGAGGGGCTGCTGCTGCGCCGTGAAGATGTGGAGCTGGCCTGGGGTCAGGCGGTGAATATCACCCGCACGAGGCTGCTGGGGGTACCTAGCACGGCGAAGCAGCGGATCCCGCATTTGGAGGTGGAGGAGGTGGAGCTGCTGATGGGGTTGATCCGTGAGGCCCTCGATGAGCTGGCGGCCGGGGAGGTGCGGGAATGATCAGCGCTGACGTTGGGGAGCTGACGCGGCAGATCCTGGCGGGGTTCAAGCCACCGCCGCAGCTGCGGTTGAGCCAATACGCCGATGAGTTCGCGGTGATGACTGGCAACGCAGCGGAAAAGGGCAGGTGGAGCACGCTGCCGTATCAGAGGAAAATCCTGGATGCGTTCACCGACCCCAGCGTGGAGACGGTGGCCACCATGAAATCGGCCAGGGTGGGCTGGACAAAGATGCTGGGCGTGGTGGTGCAGTATTACAGCCACCAAGATCCTTGTCCGGTGATGATCGTTCAGCCGGTCAAAGAAGATGCGGAAGGATACTCAAAAGAAGAAATCAAACCGTTGTTTGAGGATACGCCAGTTTTGCGCGGCCTGATTTCAGAGAGCAAGGCCCGCAATACTGCAAGCAACACGATACTTCTAAAGCAACTGGCCAACGGCGGCCTGATCGACATCGTGAATGCCGCCAGCGGCCGGAGTTTTCGGCGGAAGTCTCGGAGGGTGGTGTTATTCGATGAAGTGGACGCCTATCCCAGGCTTGACGAGGGCGATCCTATCAAGCTGGGTCGTAACCGTGCTGATTACTTCTGGGATCGCAAGATCGGCCTAGGTGGTACACCAATTTTCAAGGGCGGCAAGACTGAAGAGTATTTTTTGCGAGGCGATCAACGCCGCTATTTTGTGCCGTGCCCGTTTTGCCTGGCAATGCAGGTGCTGCGGTGGGAGCAGATGATTCGAGATGGTGAGCACGCTGGGCACTACGAATGTGAGAACTGCGCCGAGCCGATCCCTCACAGCAAAAAGCGATGGATGGTGGAGCGCGGCGAGTGGCGGGCTACGGCGATCAGCCAACAGCCGGGGCTGGTTTCGTTTCACATCTGGGCGGCCTACAGCTATAGCCCGGCGGCGGACTGGACCGTGCTGGTTCGGGAGCACGCTGAGGCCTTGGATGCAATGCGCAGGGGCGACCCGGACGCGATGCAGACGTTCCACAACACGGTGCTGGGTGAGCCGTGGGAGGATTCCATCAGCGGCAAGCTCACCGCTGATGGGTTGGCCGAGCGCCGCAAGGACGAAGCGGCCGGTAATGGTTACGCCGAAGGGGTGGTTCCTGATGGCGTGCTGATGATTACCGCTGGGGTTGATGTGCAGGGCGGCGCGGGAACGCTTTATGAGCGGTTGGTGGTGACGGTCTGGGGCTGGGGCCGTGGCGAGGAGGGCTGGCACTTGGGCCACTGGGAGATCGATGGCGACCCTCAACAGGTGGAGACGCTGGACCAGCTGGACCAGATCGCGGCGACACGCTGGAAACGCGTTGACGGAACGGAGATGAAATTGACAATGGGCGGCATTGATGACGGCGGCATTGCAACGCATGAGGTGCGGGATTGGTGCCGCAGCAGGTCGGGGCAGTGGGTGCCGATGAAGGGCGAGCGTGCAAAGGGAAAGCCGTTGCTGTCTCGCGGCACTCCGGTTGATGTCAATCGAAAGAATCAAGGCATTGTGAAGCGCGGAGTTTTGTTGTATCAGGTTGGATATGAAGTTAGCGTTAATCACCTGCAGGGCCGATTAAGGAATGAAAATCCAGGCCCTGGATATTTGCATTTCGGGATGGCGGCAACGGATCAATTTTTGGCAGAGCTGTTTCCATGGAAGCGAATGCCAAGGCGCGACAAGGGCCATGTGTCGTATAGCTGGACGCTGCCAACAGGAAGCCGTGACGAAAGCGGAGACTGCACGAGGATGGCCTATGCGGCGTTGCAGCTGGCGTCCCGCCGCTATAACCGCGCGACGATGTGGGACCAACTGGCGGCCGGGCTGGGGCAGTACGTCGAGGGCCACGTGGCCCAGGCCCCGGCAGTACCGAAGGCTGAGCGATCGGGCGGATGGCTTGACCGCGATGGTGCTGCCACTCGGGAGCGCAGGCGCGGGGGGTGGTTGGATCGGAGTTGACAGCTGAGACGGCTGGCTTCATACTGACCATGTTGACCCGCGTTAGTGGGTCCGTAAGGCCAGGGGTTCGCCCCCCTGACTTTGCGATAATCACTAGACAACCTCTGGTGAGATGCAACCCCTCCGGCCCTGAGAAATCAGGGGGTTGCGCGGATAGTTGAGAGGGGTTCCCGGTTGGCGCCGGGAGCCCCTTTTGCCTTTTAAGGCGGCAGGCAAGCGTTCGTTAGCGTGAGCTTATGGCCTACACCCTGCAGCAGCTAACGGACCTCCGGGCGGCAATTGCTGAGGGAGTGCTGGTGGTGGCAACCAATGGCCGCCGGGTGGAATATCGCAGCCTGGCGGAGATGCTGCAACTGGAGCGGATCATGGCGGGCGAGCTGGAGGAGACCGGCACGAATCAACGGATCCGGCGGACGTATTTCAGCGTGAGCCGTTGCACATGACAAAGAAAAGCGGCGAGCTGGCACGGTTGCGGGATGAGGTGACCCAGCTGCGGATCAAGGCGTTTGAGGCCGCAAAGGAAACGCGCCGGACTGAGGGATGGTGGGCGACAAGTTCAGGGCCTAATTCTGATCTGAAGGCTGCGTGGTGGTGGCTGGTGAAGCGTCATCAGTCGTTGGTTGATGATGAACCCCTGGCAAGCAGGGCGGTGAGTGTAATTGTTCAGAACTGGATTGGTGACGGCATTATGTCGAAACCACTGGGAGCAACAAAGAAGTATGAGCGAACGTTCAAAAATTGGGCGGAGTCTACAGATTGCGATTTCTACGGCATCAGCGACTGGTATGGCCAGCAATCAATTATTGCAAGAACCACGGCGGTGCGTGGTGCGTGCGTCGTGCGCAAGCGGATCCATGCGCCGCTGATGGATAAGGGTCTGGTGCCGCTGCAGTTGCAGGTGTTGGAGCCGGACTGGCTGGATTTCAACAAAGACAACGGAACTGATATTTTGTTTGGCCAGCAGTTTGATAGCGACGGCCGACTGATGGGTTATTGGCTGCGCGATAGCCACCCAGGCGAAACGGTGATGAGCAATGGCGTAAGGATTACATCAACGTTTGTTCCAAAGGAAGAAATTATCTTGCACTTTGATTGCCGGCGGCCGGGACAGCGGATGGGGATCCCGTTTGGAACGGCGGCGATTCTGACGTTGCGGGATATGGGAACAATTAGGGAAGCCATGCAGATGCGGGAAAAGATCGCTGCATGTTTTGCTGCGTTTGTTGTTGATAGCGAATCGTCCGAAGCTGGTAGCACGACTGGAATTGATTTTGACAGCCTGGAGCCTGGCGCTGTTGAGCACCTGCCGCCGGGGAAAGATATAAGATTTGCGTCACCACCTGGCGCGGGTGACT